CACGGGAAGGCGGGCGACGCCATGACCACCACCATCGACGGCCGCACGCTGACCGAGCCCGACCTGCGCGAGCTGCTCGCCGCGTTCACCGCCGACGCGAAGGCCCTCAGCCGGCGCGGACGGTGCGGGACGGCGACCGAGGAGTACGCCGACTGCCACGCCAGCATCGACCAGGCGTTGACGGCGCTGGGGTACTGACGTGGCCCGCGTCAAGATCGAGCACACCTGGCCGGACGGCGACCGGCTGAGCGTCGAGGTGTCGGTATCGGAGAGCTTTCCCGATGCCGTGGCAGAGGCGAGGGCCAACGCGAAGGCGCTGTGGGGCGAGGCGCTGGGGCTGACGGTCGAGACGCTGGGCGAGGGTGAGGACGACGGCTGACCGCTGGCACTGCCGCTGGTGTGACTACCGGCATCCGGTGGCGACGATGGTGAGCGACCACGAGGCGGCGTGCGAGTGGCGCCCCGCTCAGTCCGCGAAGCAAGCCTCGTAGTCAGCCTGATACGCACCCGACTCGGCGCCGCCCTTGTGGATCACGCCGTCACGGGTCAGCACCCAGAAGCGGTCCTCGTGGCCGAGCATCTGCCCGCCGCCACTGTCGCAGTCGTAACCCGCTGGCGCCACGATGTCGCCGCCGTCCATGCAGCCCTCGTAGCCCTCGGGCAACGTGGCCCCGTCGACCCACACCTCTGAGCACGCCGGCAACGACGGCTCAGGCTGGGACGCGGGCTTGCTGGTCTCCGACTCGCCTGCGCACCCGGCCAACGCCAGAAGCAGGACGATCACCCCGTATCGCATGGGCCGAACGGTACGCCGAACCGCGGAGGTTGTCATGGCTTCGGCGCACCGCACGCGCGCCTGGCGCCGACTGCGGGACCGGGTTGTGCGCGAGGAGCCGACGTGCTGGCTCCAACTCCCCGGCATCTGCACCCGCTACAGCGAGACCGCCGACCACGTGATCACGGTCAAGGAGCGGCCCGACCTGGCGCTGGTCCGAGCCAACCTCCGCGGCGCGTGCCACGCCTGCAACCGCAGTCGCAACGCCAAGACCGTTGAGGAGATCGCAGGGCGGCAGCAGCGTCACTCCTGGTCGATGTGACCGGGAGGGGAGGGCAAATCTCTGCGGGCCAAGCACCCCGGAGACCTTCGCAGTCTTCTTTTTCACACACGGAGCCGGGAGGTTCGCCGATGAGTCTCCCCGAAGCCGCCGCGTCCGGCAGCCGTCTCCGCACACTCGAGGCTCTCCGCGATGTGCTCGCGGTGTCGATCGTGGAGGCCGAGCCGGACAAGCGTGCGCCGCTGGCGGCTCGTCTCTCGGAGGTTCTTGAGCAGATCGACAAGCTCACTCCGGCAGCGAAGGTTGGTGATCCCATTGACGAGATCGCCAAGCGTCGCTCTGCTCGGGGAGCAGGCTCCACCGCGGGTAAGGGTCGAGCCGCCGCGAACAAGGGCTAACTCGTGGGAGGACGTGGCCGACCTTTCGGCTTCGTTCGGCGTTCGGCTTGACCCGTGGCAGGAAGTGGTCCTCCAGGCCGCGATGGGCGAGCGCTCTGACGGGACTTGGGCGGCGAAGCAAGTCGGCTTGAGCGCACCGCGGCAGAACGGGAAGTCGCAGCTCATCGTGGCTCGCGCTCTCGCGGGCGCGCTCCTGTTCGGCGAGCGGAAGATCGTCATCTCGGCGCACGCTCAGGACACCGCACGCGAGACGTTTGCGAAGTTCATCGAGCAGATCGACGAGAGCTCGGCATTGGCCGAGCGCATCGACAAGGTGATGAACGCGCTCAACCGCGAGTTCATCAAGTTCCGCAACGGCGCCGTCATCCAGTTCAAGGCCCGCACGGTCGCCGGCTCGCGGGGCTTCTCCTCCGACTGCCTACTGTTGGACGAGGCTCAGATCCTCGGGATGCCGGCGTGGGTCTCGATCAACTCGACCATGTCGGCGCGACCGAATCCGCAGATCTGGCTACTTGGCACACCGCCTACGCCTGAGGACAACGGCGAGGTGTTCACCAGCATCCGGCAAGCGGCGCTCGACGGGCGGGCCAAGTCTCTGTCCTGGCTTGAGTGGGCGGCCGACCCTGAGGATGATCCGACGAGCGACGAGACGCGGGCGAAGGCGAATCCGGCGTGGCATACCCGGATCAATCACGAGGTCGTGCAGGGCGAGTACGAGACGTATCCGCCCGAACGGTTCGCGCTGGACAGGCTCGGCATCTGGCTAGAAGACCTGAGCGCGCGCCAACTCGTGATGCCCAACTGGCCCGCGTGCGCGACGACGAACCCGCCGCCGACCCCTGCCGCGCTGGGTCTCGCGGTCGACCAGGACCGCGTATGGGTCTCGCTCGCCGCGGCTTCCGATGGCGACGTGCAGCACCTCGGCTCGGTCTGTCGGATGCGGTTGTCGACGCACCGGGCCAAGATGATCGCCGAGGTGGCCCGCATTCAGCAAGAGACCGGCGCCGCGCTAGTGCTGGACCGGAAGGGTCCGGCGTCGTCGCTTGAGGATGACCTTGTGGCGGCTGGCGTGACGGTGACGCCGGCCGGACTTGATGACTACGTGCAGGCGTGCGCGGACCTGTACGACGCCGTGGAGGCGAAGCAGGTTGAGCACGGCGACTACGACGACCTGAACGACGCCGTGACCGCGGCGACGAAACGCAAGGTGGGCGAGCGGTGGGCATGGTCCCGCCGATCGGGCGACGTCTCGATGCTCGAGGCGGCGACCCTGGCCGCGTGGGGTGCGCGGCAGGACGACGACAACCAAGGCTTCAACGTCTGGTGAGAGGAGCCGACAGTGAGCGGTATCGCGGAACTGGTGGGGTTCTTCCTCCTGGTCGTGGGCGCTGGCACGGTGGTCGCTGCGGCGGCAATGGTGTCGGCGGCGCTAGGCGTTCTGTCCGCGGGAGTGTTCCTGCTATTCGCGGGCGTGCTCGTGGTCTACGTGGCGAACGTGCGGGGCTCGGCGCCGACTAGGCAGGCCTCGCCGTGACGCTGCTCGAGGGCGTGTTCTCGCCGCGGGCCTCGGTCGAGAACCCGGCGGTCCCGCTCACGTCGACGTCCCTGCTGGACTGGATCGGCGGCCCACGCTCACACTCGGGCGTCAGCGTGACCGAGACCAACTCCCTCGGCCTGCCCGCCGTGTGGCGGGCGGTGAACCTGATCGCGGGTACAGCAGCATCCCTGCCGTTGCACGCCTACCGGGTCGACGACAACGCGGCGCGGGTCCGGGTGGCATCAGGCCAGGCGGCGGACCTGTTGCGGCAGCCGCACCCGGACATGACCCCGTTCGAGTTGTGGGAGACCGCGTTCACTCATCAACTGCTGTGGGGCAATGCCTACCTCCGCAAGCTCCGCGACCCGCTGGGCCGGGTGCGGCAACTGTGGCCGATCCACCCTGGCCGAGTTCGCGCCGGCCGGACGAGCGACGTGGGGCACAAGGTCTACGTCCTCGACGGCGGCAAGGAGACGCACACCGACGAGTCGATCCTGCACCTGCCGGGGTTCGGTTACGACGGCGTCTGTGGGGTGTCGCCGATCCGCGCGGCACGGCAGGGCCTCGGGCTGGCGCTGGCCGCTGAGGAGTACGGGGCGAAGTTGTTCGGCAACGGCTCGTTGGCGACGGGCATCTTGCAGACCGAGCAGCGGTTGACCTCCGAGCAGGCCGACGCGATCCACTCACGGTGGAAGGCGAAGCGGTCAGGGCTGGGCTCGGCGCACGAGACGATCATCCTCGACTCGGGCGCGAAGTTCCACCAGCTCACGATCCCGCCGGAGGACGCCCAGTTCTTGCAGTCGCGGTCGTTCCAGATCAGCGAGGTCGCCCGCATGTTCGGCGTCCCGCCGCACATGCTCATGGACACCGACAAGTCGACCTCGTGGGGAACGGGCATCGAGCAGCAGTCCATCGGCTTCGTGGTCTACACGCTGCGGCCGTGGCTGACGCGGGTAGAGCAGCGGGTCTCGGCGATGTTGAACCCGCAGGCGGTCTACGCCCGGTTCTCGGTCGAGGGGCTGCTGCGCGGCGACTCTGCCCAGCGGGCGGCGTTCTACAAGCAAATGTGGGAGATCGGCGTCCTGTCGACCAACGAAATCCGCGAGCTCGAGGAGCGCGCCGCCGTCGACGAAGGCGACGTGCGTTACCGCCCGCTGAACATGGGGCGGCTCGGCGAGTTCGACAACGAGGAGGTGCCGGCAGATGCCGCGTCCTGAGAATGGCCCCGTCTACCGTTTCCACGGTCGGCACCGCCCCGACCCGTCTGCGCGCACGCCCGTCGTCGCGTCGCTGGACTCCCCTGCCGTCGAGGACGGCGTCGCCGAGATGCGCCTGTACGACCCGATCGACTCATGGGGCGGCGAGTGGGGCGTGTCGGCGAAGGAGTTCGCCCGCGCCATCGACGCGCTCCCTGACGACACGGCCGAGATCCGGCTGCACATCAACTCACCTGGCGGCGAGGTCTACGAGGGCCTGGCGATCCTGAACCTGCTCCGCAACCACAAGGCGCGCGTCGTCGCCGTGGTCGACGGACTGGCCGCCTCGGCGGCGTCTTTCATCGCCACGGGTGCCGACGAGGTCGTGATGGGCCGCAACACGCAGCTCATGATCCATGACGCCTGGGGACTCGCTATCGGCGACGCCGCGGTCATGCGCGACGTAGCCGGAAGGCTGGACAAGATCAGCGACAACATCGCCAGCGTGTACGCCGAGAAGGCGGGCGGCGACGTCACCTTCTGGCGTGACGCGATGCTCGCTGAGACGTGGTACGACGCCGACGAGGCCGTCGCTGCCGGGCTGGCCGACCGGGTCGAGGGCGAGGCGGACGCGAACGCGAAGAACCGCTTCGACCTGTCCGTGTTCGCACACGCCGGGCGCGAGGACGCTCCCGCCCCACCCGTGCCCAACCTCGAGCCGAGCGCCGACGAGCAGCCGAAGTCGAGCCGCGATGAGGTTCGGCACCGCATGAACGCCCGCAAGTACGCGGGCGTCTGAAACACCCCCCCAAACCCTCCCCGCAGGAACAGGCCTGTCGGGCGAGTCCGCATGCTCACGAAAGGAAAGCGCATGCCTACCATCCAGCAGCTCCGCGAGCAGCGGGCCAACGCCTGGTCGCAGATGCAGGAGGTCTACGACCGCGCCGAGCGCGAGGGCCGTGACCTGTCCGCCGAGGAGCGTCAGACCTATGACCGCGCCGAGGCCGACCTCGACCGGCTCGGGGACGAGATCACCCGCCGCGAGCGGCACGAGAACCGGGTGACCGAGTTCGACCAGATCGAGAAGCCCGGCGCCGCGGCGACCGTGACTACCGACGCCGGCGACGAGCCGACCCGCGGCTACACCGACGCCTTCGCCCGCTACATGCGGCTCGGCGTCTCCGCGCTCGACTCCGAGGACCAGAAGGTGCTCCGCGCCGGCTGGGTCGAGGGGCCGAAGAACGCCGCGGGCGTGGGTACCGGCGCGGCCGGTGGCTACACCGTCCCCCCGGCGTTCCGGCAGAAGATCGTCGAGACGATCAACTACGTGGCCGCCATGCGGCAGTTCGCGGAGGTCATCAACACCGAGACCGGGGCGAACCTGCCCTGGCCGACCGTGGACGACACCGCCAACGAGTTCATCCTCGACGAGAGCGTCGCGCTCATCGGCGCCGATCGGGTCCATGCCGGCGACGGCCTGCGCAGCCCCTACACCGGCGCGGGCATCGGCGTGGCCGTGATCGACACCGGCGCCGACTCGACGCACCCGGACCTGGCCGGCGTGATCACCTACAGCGTGGCCGGTGATCCGCTCGAGAAGGACGGCGTGGTCGTGGTGCCCGGACCGACGGTCGACACCTACGGCCACGGCACGCACGTCAGCTCGACGATCGCGGGCTCCGGTGCCGCGTCAGGTGGGCGCTATGTCGGGGTCGCCCCGGGCGCGACGGTCCACAGCTTCAAGACCGATGCGGGAGCGGTCCTC